CTTAATTTTACCACTTCCACTTCCAGGTGTCTGTGTAAAGTCTAAGTTAGTATGTCTTTTGAGCATTGCTGCTACTTCTTTTTCTGCTTTTGTTCCTTTTTGTCTTGCGTTTACCATATGTTTTACAATGTGTGCAGGCAAAGCCTACGGGTATAAAGATTGTACGCTCAAGTATAGGACACTCGTGTTTCACGAATGTGTCCACTACTCAAGCCTACTTATATTGTCCTCTTTTATGACTTCTATTTTTGCTAGAAGTGGGTGAGTCCAACCGTGAGAAACCAAATAAGTATTCAGCTCTTCTCCGAGTAATATTTCTACTAGCTTTTCTTTTCCTTCTTCGTCAAGTACACTTATTATTTCATCAAGAAATAGTGTATTTATACGAGAACTAGAAATGCTACTCATTAACTTTCGTATTGCTAGTAGTGTCGCAGTATTTACTCTTGCAAGTTCACCACTTGAAAGTGCTAGAATATCTACTACTTTTGCGTTATCTGTAATTTCTACATTTAACTTGTCGTTCGTAACAACGAACTCTAAACTGAATCTACCTGCAGAAAGTTCCGCAAGGTAGTCGTTTGTTATTTCTTCTAGGTCTTTTACTAGATTTTCAATCTTATAGGCTAACAATCCGTTAGTAGAAAAAGCTTTCTTGAGTATCTCAAGATGTGTAGCTTTCTCTTCTACTTGACCCAATGCCGCGACAATTTCTTCCAACTCATTCTCGAAACCCTCCGTTTGTTCGTTTATGATAGAGAGGCGAGTATTGTGGCGTTCTGCCACTAGATTGCTCGCACTTACATCTTCTATATCCTTACGGACATTTGAGATGCGGGAAGAAAGTTCGTCGATTTGGGAAGATATGTCATCACCGTCCAAAATTAGGGAAGGTAGACTGCTGTCCCAATCTCGAATACAGCTTTCGTACTCTCGTTGTTGGTTGTCTCGAATTATAACTCGTTTGTTATTTTCTTGTGCTTTTGTAATCTGCTCGTTCAGGTAACGTATGTTGCTCTCTGCACCAACTTTTGTATTTAAGTAAGTTGCATTAATTTCTTCCATCTTATTCCAATCTATTTCCTGTTCACAAGTAGGGCACAAGCCTCCAAGCTCGGAGATCTTGTCCAAATGCGCTTTAGCTTCAGACAATTTGGAACTATATGTTCCCTTTTTCTGCAGCATAGCGTCAAGGTTAATCTCCTCTCCTCTCATCAATCTATACTCGCTTGATTCAAGTTCGTCAAGTTGTTCTTTCACAAAATTATTATCTATAATTTTTTTATTTTTCTCTGAGATTTTTTCAAAGTCGCTTCGTAAAGACTGTAAAGTCTGTTCGTCACTTTCTGAGAATTTTGGCAGATTTAATATCGGTAGTATATCCATACTCTCCAATTTATTTTCATCCAACCATTTTACTATTGTATCAGTCTTACTGTTAAGGCTGTTTACTTCAAATGAAATCTCTCTTGCAGCTTCCTTGAATATATCAAAGAACTCCACATACTCTTCTAGCTTTAACAAATCTATAAGAAACTTTTTTCTGTTTGTATCTGTCGCAGTTAAGAACTGTAATGATGTATTCGTGTTTTGATACACGAGTTGAGTAAAAGTTTTAAAATCTAACCCAAGTAATTCTTGGACTGTCTTGTAAGTATTTGTAGCTGTGTGGCTAGAAATATCATCACCGTTCTTATAGAGTTTACACTTTATACTTGCTTTACGAGTTACATCAATCTCGTACTCATTTTCGTCTACTGAGAAAACTATGTTAATCCAGTAACCTTCATTTACAAATCTGTTTTGTATTTCCTGTTTCTTTATACCTTTCGAGTTCTTATTGAATAAGACCTCTTCGATAATAAGTGGAATGGAAGACTTACCTTGTCCATTAGTCCCAACGAGTTGGGTAAGGTTGCTGTCATGAAGATTAAGAGAATTGTCTTTGCCATAACTAAAGCAATTATCCCAGCGTAGCGTCTTTAGAGTAATCATTAAACACCCCCATAATTTGTTTTATTCTATCATCTGTTAAATTAAGTATCGCACTCATGTACTCTACTAGTTCTTCCTCCATAGTCAAATCCTTTAGATTAAGAGTAGCCTCTGAACTTCGTTTAACAACTTTCTTGTCAAGAAGCTCAGAGTTTTTAATATTAGCTAAATCTGCTACGTCTCCTTCAATCTCATAAATGGTGTGATGAAATTCTGAGGCTATCATATCGTCTGGGTTACTAACAGTTCTGCGAAGAAGCTGTGGTAAATCAAACTCATGCCACGTCCAGTCATACAAGTTATCAATCATAAGATACCCTGTTTTGACTACTTCTCTGTGAAAAGATGTAGTCATAGGAGAGCCTGGATAAACAATGTTTCTCTGCGTATTGGAGTGGCTGTGTAGGTCACCCGCGTATACTACAGGAAAGGCATTGAATCTCTCAAGGTCTACCTCAGGAGTTACATGAGGAGGTATCTCACCCCTCACATGCGTGTATAAAGGTTTGTTAGGATTGCATTTCTCTATAGCACCTTTCTTGTGCAAGTCTGCATAGGGTAATATTGTACCCCACGTATACTCTGTAGTTTCATCTACAATCTCAACTAGAGGATTTACATCAGACGTGGCTCTCTTTAGGTTAGTAAAGAAAGTTTTATTCTTTTTAGTAGCTTCATGGTTACCATCATAAATGATAGTAGGAATTTTAATATCTTTAATAAAATCAAAGTATACTGTTATTTCGTCCATTGAAGGTACTCTGTCAAATAAGTCTCCGCCTATGATGTGTAGGTTTACGTCCTTCTCTAATTCATGTACTGTCTCAAAGAATAAGTCGTATCTTGCACAAGCCCAAGGCAGGGGTACATTCTTTTGTCCCAACTTAAGATGCCAATCTGCTGTAAATAAAATCATGCTAGGAAATTGAGAACTCAGAGTCTACATCAGAAGGAGCTTCAGCTCCATCAGCGGGTTGAGTTACTCTTTGCAGTAGCTCTAATTGAGCGTCTGCTGTTGGTCTAGCAAGAACGTCGTCCATTGAACGCAAGTCAGCAATAGATGCTGTCTCTTTCTCATTCAAAGGTCTAGGTTTGCACTTAAGTGCTTGAAGCCTGTACTCTACATTGAAAGCCATAGGCCCAGTCTTAACTCTTTGGAAGAAAACGTCCCAACCTGTTTCAGGGTCAGTAGGATCGCCTAAATCTTCTGCGGCAACCATGATTTGTTCCATGAGTTTCTTTTTTAGATTAACAACTTTAACATTGCCATCTGTTGGATCGATAGCTTGAATAGCGTATGCCCAACCACATTTTAAGTCAGGGAAGAAAGACCTTACGTGGTCTGTGTCCTTGTTATTAAATGTTTCTGTGTTACGGTCGAAAGCAAGACATTCCATAGGAATATTTTTGCCGTTCTCACCTTTAATCCAGTAAACATACCTCGGAAGTATGTCGCCTACTAGTCTGAAGACGTTGTCTCCTTCTTTGTAAGTGTACTGGTCTATTGAGGATTTTTTTGCACTCCCCTGTGCTTCTCCGAATTTTAATGCCATTTTATGTTCTCCATTTAGCGTTATCTTCAAATAAAAAGTGTACTAGACCATTCTCTATTCGAAGCAATCT